GTGTCATCCCTCCCCATATAGGAAGACGCGTAATGCAGGTGCCGTGCCAACACTAAAACGAATAGTCGATTTGGCTTTGAATTCGTTCCAGGTACTAGGGCAAGGGCAACGGGTAAAAGTCCATCTGTGGGCCTCTCAGGGCCTCTCAGGATAGGCCAGATTTTACGAGATAGGCTTCTAGCTGGTATGGCCATTGCAAGGGCAGACTGTACAGCGCAGGACCTGGGGAAGGTACCCCCGCGCGAGTCTCGTCCCCCGGCGAGGAGACAGGGGCGGTCCCAAAGGGAAGTGAACGGTCATTCACTTCTCTGCAGTCAACCGACTACACTAGCCGGTCGCTGGAGTGACCATTAGACCCCAGAGAAAGCCAGACCCACCCCCCCGGGGGGGTCGTGGAGGGCTATATATATTTATGCCACCTACGCGGGATAGAGACTCTAACTACACTATTGATATTCAGAGTCTATGTATATTGTGACAGCGGAGGGTGTGAAGGTGGAGAACAAGACGGGTATGACGGCCTATAGGTTTGCTTTTAACGCTACTGCGGTAGGCAGGACACCTGATGAAGCCTTCGAGGAGCTTCTAGCGGCTCTGAGGGCTGACCCACTGGCTGCTATCCATGAAGAAGTATCGTATGCACCCTACGATTATTTCTGTATGGAGAGCGCAGAGACGCCTGAAGGCTAAGAGACCCTCAACTAAGGGTTTGTTACAACAAAACATGGCCGTACGTCTTTCCTCCCCCTGGACCCCCTCCTATCCCTGTGTATGAATTATTAAGAGAACTATAAGAGCTATAGGTTCTAGAGCTATAGGTTCTAGACAGCTAGGTTCTAGACTCTAGACGTATAGGTTCTAAGTAATAGACGTATAGGCTCTAGGTTCTAAGGAATAGACGTCTAGTCTCTAGAACCTAGACGTCTAAGTTCTATTACTACTACTACTAGGTCTAGACTTCCCCGCCCAACGCTCCCTTAGAGTAACGATATACAGAGTCTTCGTCAATGTAGATCTCGCTGTTGACTATGACGGCGTAATCCATTAGACTAGTCTTTGTCCACTCTCCTGAGTACGACACCAGCCTAGATGGCTCTCCTGGGGTAGCTCCTCAGGGGAGTCAGGTTGGGGTCTCTAGTGAGGGTGTGTTCATAGGCTGGTCTTCTTCTGAAGGCTGTTGTTGTTAGTTCGCCCTTTGGGTGTTTGCAGGAGTTTGTCTAGTGGATACGTTAGATCCTCATTTCATTTCTGGTTATCTCTCTTCGGTCTGGGAGATGGGCTTAGGAGACTTGCCATCTTTGCCTGCGTGGGTGGAGAAGGCTCAGAAGGCTTTCCCTGGAGTAGACCTTCTTGTGGAGTCTAGGAAGGCTCACCTTTGGGAGGCAGCTAGACCGAGCAGGAGAAAGAAGGACATCAAGAGATTCCTCACTAACTGGTGGTCTAAGTGTCAGAGCTATGCAGAGAAGAGAGGTGGAGAGACTGTTGTTGTCTCTATTGACTCTATGAGGTGGCTCAAGAGAGCAGACAGAGAGCCAGAGAAGAACCTGAGTAGGTGGTTGAAGGGTAAGGGGGCTTTGACTCCTTCTTTGATAGAGAAGTTCTCTACTTACTACGGGGTTCCTCTTCCAGAAGACTCTCCTTCTGTAGTGAGTCTTTATGAAGAGATGGAGGCTAGGTAATGGCCTTCCATTCAGAGAAGGCTGTCTTAGCTCTTTGTCTTAGAGACCCAGTCGTTGTAGACGAGGCGTCCTCAGTCGGTCTGAAGAAGGACCACTTCACCTTTCCTCTCTACCGTCTCTTGTGGGATGCCTTTGTAGAGGACAGGGGGAGGGGGATAGGTCCAGACAGGGCGACTATCTGTGACAGGTTCAGCGAGAAGATAGGTGACGGTAAGCCTTTCTCTGACTGGACTGAGTTCACCAGGGTAGTAGACGAGGTAGAGAGAGTCCCTGCTATCAGAGGAAACGTAGAGCACTACGTCGCCACTATTGTTGAGGCAGCTAGGCGTCAGTACATCGTTGATACTGCGAGGCGTATCCTTAACCACGAAGAGGGCGGCTCATCCTTCTCTGAGATACTGAGAGTCAGCACTGCTATTACGAATGCAGCGTCATGGACTCCTGAGGGCCGCTCAGAGCCTCGTAGCGCGCATGACATCACTAAAGACTACCTGGAGGACCTACAGGCTCAGAGGATGGGCTTAAAGAGAAGCACGCTCGTTGTGACTGACATTCCAGCTCTTGATGACATCCTTAGAATCAGGCCAGGTCAGATGATCATCGTAGGGGGCAGGCCCAAGATGGGTAAGTCTCAGCTGATGTTCACCTTGTTGGCGAACATAGCTAGAGCTAATGAGGCTTCTACTCTCGCTATCAGTGCTGAGATGAACGAGGCGCAGATTGGAGAGAGGATCGCCACCTCTGAGACAAGCCTTGGTCTGAGCGTGGAAGACTTAGAGAGAGCGAAGAAGAAGGTGCTCAAGAGATGGGAGGGAGTTCCTGTCTACTTCGATGACAAGCCTAAGACTCTAGGCGGGGCCTTGATGTCTATCAGGCTCCAGAAGAAGAAGAGAGACATCTGCGCTGCCGCAGTGGACTACCTTCAGCTCTTGAAGCTCCCAGAGGCTAGTAGTCGAGAGAGGCAGGTAGCTGAGGCTAGCTCTTCCTTCAAGAGACTGGCTATGGAGCTTGATATTCCTATCTTCGTCCTCGCTCAGCTCAATAGAAGCTGCGAGTACAGAGAGAACAAGAGACCTATCCTCTCTGACCTTCGTGACTCAGGGCAGATTGAGCAGGATGCTGACGCTGTCTTGTTTGTTTACAGACATGCTGTCTATTGCCAAGACCATGAGCCTGCCTCTGACGCTGAGATCATAGTCAGAGCACAAAGGAACGGCCCTGTAGGGACTGCTCACTGCACCTGGGAGCCTGGCAGAGGCTGGTTTAGGGGGAGAGGATGAGTGACACACTCCTCATGCTCTTCAGCTACCAGCCCTCTAAGGGGGCCTGCTCTCTTGATGAGCTTCCTCATCTGAACTGGAGGAGGTTTGCTGCTCACAGCTTCGCCGCTTCGGTCAACAGGGGGAAGAAGGGCGGTCCCTTCGTCCTAGCCACTGCTCTTGCCATGAGAGCCGGAGACAGGGGGTGGGATGATGACTTTAGGAGGTGGGGTGTGAAGGCGCATGAACTGGGAGACGTGAATAAGGAGCTTCTTCGATCCTCCATGTTCAGAGCCTTGTCTGTGAAGCTGCTCAAGGAGGAGAGGCTCTACGCCTCATCTAGGCGCTTCCGTATCGAGTTCGAGGAGTCCTTTGGCTACCCAGTCTCAAGGAGCCCCCTCTTTCTTGCGACTAAGGAGGAGCTTTGAGGGTCTACGTGGGCTGCGATCCAGGGATGACAGGAGGGCTGGCTGTAGTAAGCCAGGAAGGCGCCCTCCTCTCCGTTATCCCTATCCCAAGAATGCACGGGAGCACTGGGCCGCAGGACTACCAAGCCATCAAGGAGTGGTTTGCCTCTATCAAGAAGATGGGGAAGGTAGAGGCTGCTCTAGAGCGGATCTCAGTCAGACCAGGGGAAGGGGTCAAGAGTACGCTCACAGCAGGGACAAACTGGGGGTTCCTGAAGGGCATGCTCGTTGCTATTGGGGCAAGGTATGTCGAACCCACTCCTCAAGCGTGGAAAAAGGAGTTGGGCCTCCCGAAACGCTCTGGCAAAGAGAGGAAGAAGGGAAAGGAAGATGCAGTAGTCCTCGCCACTCAGCTCTTCCCGGGCATCAACCTGACACCAGGGCGTAAGAGAATCCCTCATGACGGTATGGCTGACAGTGTGCTCATCGCTGAGTACGCAAGGAGGAAGCTCAGCTAAGGAACCGGGGGAGTGATTGGAGCCCATTCCCTGGTGAGTGCCCCTTCCATAGACCCTCCCAAGTACCGTGATGGAGCCTGTCTCGGGGCCCTTCTTGGGGCGGGTCTTCCGATGGTGTCCCTGAGGTCGTCCCAGACCGATGGTGCGAGCTGCTTCCACGAGCCCTCTGCGAACTCGCCAGCTAGCGCGGCGTCAGCAAAGGCGATGGCGTTCCCCCGGTCTATTTGGCCTCTTGCCCAGTCTGCTCCCTTGCCCTCGACGAGCTGTCCTCCTTGATAGGCGACCTCAGGGACTACCCAGTCAGTCCCGTCAAACCCGTAAGTCCCCAGTCGGACCGTGCGAGGGACGCCTTCCTCGCTCCAGAGCGCTGGGTAGTCTTGTGGGTTGAGCATGCGCCGGATGAAGGGGATGTCCCTATTGGCTAGAAGAACTTCGCGGGCTCGCGCCGTGGCGAACTCTCTCTCTGCAATCGCAGCAAGCTCTTCTGTGGTGGGCATCCTCAGTACATCCCTCCGAGAGCACTCTCATGCTCTCCTGCGATCTTCCCACCCTTCGTCTTCGCCTTCTTCTCACTCTTCTTCTTTGCCTTCGCCTTCACCACCTTGCGCCGCATAGGCTTGCGGTGAGGTACAGGAGGAGCCCCAAGGTTGATAACAATCTTGACGCCAGGCTCAGGAAGCTCTTCGTCAAGATGCTCTTCAGCCTCCTTCATCGCTTTCTCTACGTCCTCGACACGATGCTTCTTCGGAATGTGCATGACCTACCCTCACCTCTTCCTTCGTGCCTGGGAGCGTTTGATTGCGCTGCCCTGCGTGGCAGCTTTATTTCTACCACCCTTTCCCGTGTAGCACTTTCCTTTAGAGCCGTACTTGTGGCCTGACTTTCCTTTAGATTTACACTTCTTCACAGGCATCAGTACTTGCCCTTAGCCCCACCGGGCTTCAACTTCTTTCGGGCGGTATTCATCTTGCTCACGGGCTGTCGCCCGCGACCCCTTACCTTGCACGGTGTCTTCTTTTTGGTAACTCGCTTCTTAGTAGCCATCTTGTTGCCCTATCGATACAGCCTGTTTATTGTGTCGGCATACCCCCGGAGGAGTAATGTTTGACCCTAGCGAACTTACAGTAAAGCAGGCCAGAGCCCGTCTTTGTGAATTGGATGTCCCTGCCCTTGAGGAGGTTCTCCAGGCTGAGATCGACGGCAAGCATCGCTCTTCCCTCATTGCAGACATCGGGCGAGCCATTGACGAAATCAAGACCGCAGAAGAGTCTGAGGTCGAGGAGCCTGAAGAGGTTGCGGAGGTTATCGAAGAGTCTCCGCTCGTGCCTGCTGCGTGTGAGCCCCCGCGGGCGATCATCCCCGAGCAGGAGTGGTTCCTCTATCCTCGTAACGTTCGCAAAGAGTGGGAGCGTCTCGCTAACGGGATGTTCAGGAAGCGTTGAACAAGCGCTGCACTGGTTGCGAAAGAGAGCTTCCCTCTGGCGCCTTTCACAAAGACTCAAGAGCCAGGGACGGGAGAAGGTCTCGCTGTGCCCCCTGTGTCTCTGTCTCGAACAGGGCTGCATGTGAGCGCCCCCCTGTAGTGAGGCGCGGCAAGAAGACAAAGGGATGTCCTCGATGCGAGAGAGTCCTTCCTGTTGAGAGCTTTGGGCTAGCTAGGCGCATGCTTGACGGGAAGAACTCTTGGTGCAGGCCGTGCTGCTCAGAGGCGACTAGGGCCTGGCAACAGACAGAGACTGGGCGCATGAAGCACGCTGAGGCAGTGAAGCGCTACAGGGAGAAGAAAAAGAGAGCTTCTTATGGTGTCGGTTCCTGAGTTCGAGGATGACAGAGAGCGGTATAGGTGGGAGATCGCTCAGCGCTATGGCCGCATGGACAATATGGACAGGTGGTTTTCTTCGGATGAGATCTACACGATAGGCCCGCCGCTCCCCCCTGGGGCGAAGGTCTTTACCCACAAGAAGGCAACAGAGGCTTTTAAGTTAGCCACCGGGAGTGGCTATATCGCAGTTCGTCTGGTGTGCAAGGAGCTTGGCATTGGAAGGGTTGCCGTGAGGCGTATCTTCGACAGGCTTTCTGGGATTGACGTTGCCTATGTGGTCTACCCTGGGAAGAAGGCGCAGAGCAGATACCACTGCAGGATGTTCCACAAGAAGAGCGTGAGGGCTATTAAAAAAGATGTCCCGAGATGGGTGATGGAGTCAAAACGTGGCGGCAAAGAGACCACAGCAAAAAACATTCGCGGAAGTAGCGGAGGTTGAGCTTCTTCAGGATGAGAACTCAGACTTCACCAAGTTCGCTGCAGAGAACCTCTTCATCCAGACCAAGAAGGGCGAGCTTATCCCCTTTGTGCTCAACAAGAGCCAGGTGCTCAGGCAGAAGATGCTTGATGAGATGGATGAGGACGGCGTCCCAATTCGAGTGTGGGAGGCGAAGGCTAGGCAGGCAGGCTGTAGCACCCATATCCAGGGCTGGTTGTTTCATCGCTGCATAACAAGGCGGGACGAGATTGCCCTAATCGCCGCTCACGCAGACCACTCAGTCCACAGCATCTTTACCAAGGCAAAGATGTTCTACGACAATCTCCCTGCGCGCCTTCAGCCCCTTACGAAGTACAACAACAGGGCAGAGTTAGACTTCCGCGCTCCAACCGGTCCGACTGGGCTTAGAAGTCGCCTGACTGTCATGACGGCGAAGAGCGCAGAGGACGCTCGTGGAACGACGGCTAGGCTTGCTCACTTTTCAGAGGTGGCTTTCTACAAGCAGCCAGAGCGGTACTTCCTAGCAACCCTCCAGTCCATGCCGGATGAGCCTGGAACCTTTGCCTATGCAGAATCAACCTGTAATGGCTCGGGAGACTTCCACCACACGATGTACCTTGGCGCTAGGGTTTGGCGGGAGAAGCCCTATCCCTGGATGCCGCTTAAGAAGAAGTATCCGGGTGACCCGGACTCTACTTGGTACGCCCACTTCACCCCCTGGTTCATCGTCTCCGAGTACAAGCGCCCCCTGCGTGTCCCAGAGGATGAGTTCAGGAAGTCTTTAGACCATGCGGAGAAGGAGCTTCTTCACAAGTTTGGCGAGTGGATCAACCTTGAGAACATCTCTTGGCGCAGAGAGACAATCTCTTCTAAGTGCGGCGGCTCGATTGAAAGGTTCCATCAGGAATATCCGAGCACAGACGAAGAGGCGTTTAGCGCGTCTGGTTCTCCGGTCTTTGATCGGGAGGCTCTTCAGGCTCAAAGACGAGTCCACGGATGCTGGTGTGACCTTTGCCTTCCCTACGCAGGAGCAACCAGGCCAAAGGAGAACGTGTGTCCTCCGCATAAGTGGTACGAGATTCGAGACACAAGTGACTATCCGTTTGGAAGAGAGAGGCTCTACGCAACCTACAATCCGGTGGTAGACGAGGTAATGGAGGGCGCTGGGCGGCTCTCTGTTTGGGAGGATCCCAAGCCAGGCAGTCGGTACATCGTCAGCGCAGACGTGAGCAAGGGGGCTAACAGCAAGGACTGGGATCACCTTTGTGTCTTTGACCTGTCTACCCTTGAGCAGGTCGCTGAGTGGAGGGGGAAGATTGAGCTAGACGAGCTTTCCCCGCTCTGCCTTCTTATCGCCCTCCACTACAACAATGCGGTCCTTGCGCCAGAGGTAACGGGGCTTGGGGCCGGGCTCATCGCCCTCCTTGAGCGCTCCAGGTATTGGAACCTCTATCGGCGTGTCAGCACAGACTCTATTGGCGGTCCAACCGTTCTCCTTGGCTGGGACACCACGAGAAAGACAAAGCCAGCGATGGTTGGCCTGATGCAGAAGGCTCTCAAGGAGGGCTACGTCAAGATCCGTTCAAGGCAGGTTCTTGATGAGATGGAGGCGTACACGCGCACGATTCTCTACAGCAAGGACGGCATTGACTCTCTTCAGGCGAAGATGTCTTCCCCCCCTGGCAAGAACGATGACGCCTGTGTTTCAGCGATGATTGCCAACGCTGTTGCTCATTACACTCCGGGCAGCATGACCAAGATCAACGCCGAAGAAGTGGACATGGAGCGAGCTATGGATCACAACAGATGGACTGAGGGAGATTGGGCTGAATACGAGAGGTCGTCTGCCGTTACGCGGAGACTTCTTTCTGGGAGGAGACGCCAGTAAGCCCATAGACCCCATACCCAGTCTTCGTGATACGACCTGGGTCTCTGTAGACCACCTCGTGGACAATCTTATGGGCAAGCCCAGTGTCCTCGACAATGTCCTTTAGGCGCATGTCTCCTCGCTCAGACAGGAGCGCTTCGATTGCACTTCTCGCCTCGTCACGCTCAGAGAGCTTTACCTTGTCGCCGTTACTCTCAGCGGGGCTCCTGGAGCCGCCATCATCAATGATGCTGCCCCCAGAGATCGCAAGCTGCCGGTCTCGCTCCTGCTTCGTGTAGTAGCTCTTCCCCTTAAGCTCGGGGCTTGCGGTGCGACCCCAGGTTCCTTTGACCGTTAGGTCTGCGGGGGCTGAGGAGAGCGACCTCTTTGCCCCAAAGCGCCCACAGAACCAGCAGCGAACATCCCTGAAGTTGTCTTTGCTGCTCTTGTCGTAGACCGCCGGCTTTGTGTGCCAATCGAAGACGCGCCCACAAAGCTCGTGGGTGCATTTCATGTCATAAATACGCATCTGTTCCCCTATCTTTAGAATCGACCTATTACAGCTTCGGCGCTACTAGGAGCAACCTCACGAGGCCCTGTGCCCGAGAGGGGCTCTCCCTCTGCGCCCATGCCAGTATCTTCCACTCCCTGAGACCGAGGATCTTCCATCGTTTGACCAGCAGCCCCGGCAGAGATGGCAGCTCCCTGAAGCTGAGACAGAGGCCCAACCAAAGCCCTCTTGTCTTGTCGCCACACCCTGAAGGATTGATCCATAAAGTTCTGAATCGCATCCGGGGGAAGAACCCCACCCTGAACCAAAGGAGCAAGGGTTGCGGCAACGCCCTGGATGGTCTGAAGGAGTCCCATAAACGCACGCTGCTCTTCAGCGGGGTCTGTGGGGATTGTAGAGCCAGCCTGGATGTCTACGTCGTAGTAGCCCTGGATGTCCGCTGAGGTGAAAGAGATGAAGTCATCTTCCCCAGAGTCTCCGTCAACTCGGAGATAGCGAACTTCATCCCAGTACTGGCGAATGATTGCGAGCATCTTCCGAGAGATGTTCGAGATGAACCTCTCTGTGGCTTCAAGGCGCATCCCCACGCGGCCCTTGGTCGCCGCAGAAGCGATGGCTACCTCAGTTGCGGTAGTTCCCTTTCGGCTGGCTCCCCCCCGCTGGAAGGAGTCGATGCCTGAGATTTCGTACATCAGCTTGGCTAGGCCGCTGATAACCATCGGGGTGGTGCTGGGAGGGGGGGCCTCAGGGAGGATCATCAGGGCATCTTGAATGCGGGCAACGCTGGCGGGCACCTCTGCCACAGCCATGTCCTCCTCTGACTCAAGCAGGGAAGCAAGCTGCCCAGACTCAAGAGAGCCAGGAGCTGCGATGAACTTGCGCCGAGAGGACAGCCGGTGATGACGGAGGATGTATGCCCACTCGTCGTTGAGTCGTCCAGCGATGTCCTTGATTGCACATAGGTCAGAGACTCTGGTGCTGTAGAAGCTGTTTGGGATGTCAACGAAGCGCACAACCTCGTAGGGGTAGCCCTTCATCTCGATGGGGTCTGGGATGTGTCGAAGGACTGAATCCTGTGCGTCTCCGGTCCCTGCGTTTTTGACCAGCCACATGACATAGCGACGAAGCCCATCACCACTATCCCCCCAGTAGCGGATCTCATAGAGCACCACATACTCAGGCTCTGTCTCTGGGCGTGAGATCGTGTTGCCTGCGGTGTGCCCAGACAGGGAGCTGGGGATTGCCTCTTCTAGCCAGGCATCAGGCTGCATGTCTTCAGGCACGGTGAACCTGTCGTCTTCCCTTAGGTCATCAAGGCGAACAATCATGCGCTCGCAGACCCAGGGGCACTGCTTAAGGTCTGTGTACCCAGGCGGGACGATTAGGTCCCAGGGGGCAACACGGTTAAACGACGGATTATCTTCCGGCCCCTCCTCGAAGGACATGTTGTCGTCAGCCAGCAACCTTCGTAGTTGTCTTCGTTGGTCGGCACTGAGGTCGTTGTCCGTCCCGCTCCCCCCGCCAGGAAGGGGCTTCTCCGGCCCAGTGTCGTAATCTTCTTCTGTGTAGAAGGAGCCGCTCCCGTCGTAGCCAACCTTGGCAACGCCCAACCCGAAGAGGAGAGTGTCCAACACAACGCTTCTGGTGGTTTTGCTGCCATCAATTTCTCGCCAAACGTAATTGAGGGCAGTCTCTGCGATACGGGCAGACTCCTTATCCCCTGGCCTCCGAGGCTTCACATAGATGTAGGGGTTAGCGGAGATGACGCCTGGGATGATGGTGTTCGCGTTGGCGAGCAGGAAGTTGAAGTTAACGTTGCGCCCCTCTCCGTAGTGAAGCCCGTTCATGTCCCCAAGATCCCCCACTTCAGCGGAGTAGGATTGTTGGACAGAACGCCACACCGGAAGGTGGTTCTCCTCTAGAACCCTTTCCGACTCCTCGATCTTCTGGACCCAGTCTGAGATTTGAGAGTTGGAAAGCTGAACATTTATATTTTCGTTTGGCATAGACCCGATGGTACTTGACAAAAGTTTCTGGTTAAACTCATATCCAGTGACGCAATAATGTGTTTGGAGGAACCATGACAGCAGAGACGCCCATCGACAACTTTGAAGAGACCCTCCCTGAGGACAACTCTGAGGAGATCGGTAGTGAGGCTGACGATGCCTATGGTGAAGAAGAGCATCTATCTGACCACACTGAACCTGAGTCCGAAAGCGACGAAGAAGATTCTTTCTGGGGTGGAGACCCCGAAGATCTTCCTCAGGAGCTGAAGTCTTCTTACAAGAACATGCAGGCTGCGTTTACTAAGCGTATGCAGCGGCTTTCTTCTCTTGAGAATAAGTACTTCGATTCTATCGACGCTGCAAATGCTGCCGTGCTTGCGCGCCAGCAGACTCAGGAGCCCGTTGAGGAGGCTAAGGAGGACAGCCCTCCAGACCTTTCTCAAGGGGCAAAGCCCGAAGACGTGATCTCCTATTACGTTGATAAGGAGGTTCAGCGCCGACTTGAGGCTTCTGGCATCAAGGACTTGGCTCAGGAGATGCGACCGGTCGCACATCGAGAGAGGGTTACTGGAGCTTACCGAGAGTTTGCTTCATCTACCCCGAAACTCGATCACCAGAGGCTTGCGCCCCTGACAGGACAAGTGATCGATAACGATCCAGAGCTTGCTCAGTTGGCTCAGGTCAACCCGTCCGCTGCCATTCGTCTCGCTGCCCGTGTTGCACAGGCTGAGATGACGGCAGCTACTACCCAACAGAAAAGTCGAAAGCGTCGTCAGGCTGCCCCCGTGTCGGCTCGTAGTGGAACTGTAGTTAAGCAACGTCGAGAGTCGATGCTTGATGCAGCTACGCGAGCCCTCAAAGAGGCTGGCCTGAATCCCGATGCCTTCTAATTAACGAGGAAGAATCGTGGCAAATCCTACCGCTACAATTACCTGGAATAGGGTCTACTCGACTACCGCAGCAGCTGAACGCTCTACGGTGGCGATGGAGATCGTTCAGTCGAACCCTCTCCTCTGGCACATGTATCGCCAGGGCGCAGTCATCTACGAGGGAGGCACTGAGTGTCGTGTCCCCGTGGTCCTCACCGAGTCGCAGAACATTGGTGCCATCAGCACCTATGAGACTTTCTCCACCACTGCGGAAGACGGACCTACCAAGGCTCGTTACCCGGACTGGTACAAGAACCGCGCCTCGATGGTGATCGACAACACTGAGCTTGCCCAGAACCGTGGCAAGTACCAGATTGTTAATCTCCTCCAGGCGAAGCAGGCGATCTCGAAGATCAGCATGATCAACGACCTCGCTCGACAGCTCTACGCTGACGGTGGCACGGGCACAGCTACTCCGAAGGAAATCAACGGCCTCCAGTCGATGATTGAGTTCGACGTCGCCGCCAGCCAGGCAAAGACTGTCGGCGGGATTCCCAAGGCTGGCGTTGCCGGTGGTTTCGCAAACTGGGTCAACCAGTACGGCGCAATCACGGCCTTCGGCACTGACGGTCTGGATGTCTGGGAAGAGGTCTACATGGACTGCTCTAAGAAGGGCACCCATCCTGACATCATCCTGACGGACCCCCAGGTCTACCGCTTCTTCAAGCGACTCGTTGCTCCTAATCAGGAAGAGCGAGACGTTGCGCTGTGGAACCAGGGCTTCGAGAACCTGCTCTTCAACGGAACCCCCGTGGTCCCCGATGAGGAACTCGCAGGAACTGGCAAGACCTTCTTCCTGACGACTAGCGGGAAGCGCGGAGTGAGCGACTTCAACTTGAAGCCTGAGTACTTCGAGGTCCCCGGCAAGAACCCGCTGGTTCAGGGCAAGGGAATGGGAATTGGTATCCAGCTCGCTATCCTGTCCTCTGATGACTTCCGCCAGACTGAGTTCCTCACGCCGCCTAACAGTGACGTGATCCTCAGCCATACCTACTTCACATCGATGCTGGTTGCTTCGTCGCTGTCCCGTCAGGGCTGCACGAAATTCTCTGGCGCGATCCAGTTTTAAGCGAAGAGAGGAGATACTCAAATGTCTGACTTTATGTTTGGTGGTTCAGCTCTTACGCTGGACATCTCGGCTGTCAATAAGTCTGGTGGTGCCGTCAAAAACGGGGACATCCTTCAGATTTCCCTTTTGAACAGCGATGGTGCGGACGGTCGGATTGCCGTTACCCCCGTGCTTTCAAATGGTGGAATTAGCCAGCTTGCCCCGATGGGCGTTGTCCAGGCCCCCACTGGTCTGGAAATTTCCAATGGAGATAGCTGCATCCTTCGCATGGTTGGTCGCTGCGATGTCCTTGGGCTGGCGTCAACGACGTACACCCAGGATGAGGTTATTCAGGCAAAGACTGCGGTTAAGACGTTGGACGCAACCAAGGTGACTCTGAACACGAGTGGCTTCCAGCAGCAGATTACGCTGGGTCGTCTCCGTGGCGTCGTACTTACGACAGTCACTACAACGACCAAGGGCGAGCTTGTTGACTGCTGGATTTCCGGCCTTCCTTAAGATTAACGTGTGTCAGGTGGGGGGCTTCGGCCCCCTGCCTTATGCAACTAGGAGATT